TTGCAACTATCTTCGGAATCTGTAAATTTAATATTGTTTGTTGTTGCTGTTCCCCACCTGAACGTATCTAAATATGGATAAGATTCTAATTCATTGAAAACATCTTGTTTTATCTGTATTGAAAAAGGTGGAAATTGTTTTGAATTAAAATAGTGTATTTTTTCGCTTTCTGAATCTGTGCCTTGCTTAACATAAGTTAAACTGAAACAATCTAACCTCTTTAATTTTAAAGCTCTTTTTATTTTATTATATAGCTTTTGTTGTAGCTCTTTTTGGTTGCTATTCTGAAACTCTGAAGCAACATAAATTCTATCTAGATAATACTCTTTTTTATCTGTGTTTTTTATCCATAAGATAGCCCGAGCAATAACACTTTTGCCAACTTTTAAACCTACTATTTTTGTGTTTACATTGATAAAATTTTTGTACAAATCAAAATATTTTGATGGCTTTTTGTCCATACAGCTGCCCGTCTTATTGTAAATATATTGTTCTAGCTCTTGACTATAAAATTTCTGTAAATCTTCTTCTATAAACAAATCAACATCCTTGCAAAATTCTACCCTTAATTGTTTTTCAATATCGCTGGATATCTGTTCTGTTCTTATCACCTCATTTTTAAACATCTGTTGCAGTAGCTTTTGTATACTTGTGCTAGTAAAATATTTTTTTCTTTGTTCTGGTGTGCCTACAATTTTAGTTTGTGTATACTCAAGTAATGACTCTATTTTTTCCTGCTTTATAAATGAAACTTTTAACGGGTTGTCTATTGCCTTGCTTATGTGCTTAAACTCTCCAAATTTTTCGCTTTTATCTGCATAAATAGATAAGTATTCTATTGCTTTTGTGATAGTGTTTTTTGTTTTCATTTTTTAGTAGTTAGATTATTTTATTTTAAATTTTCAAGTATTACTGATATAAAAAGAATTAGAGTAGTAAAGCCCATGAAACCATATAAAATTGATTCTACTATGTCTATTGTTGTTTTTTGCTTTATAAACTCGCATTCATAATCTTTTGGATTGTTTACATATTTACATAAATATCTAGAGTCTCCCCAAGCTCCAACAAGTTTGAAAAAGTTGTTATACTCTGCTTCATTTAAATACTGAACGTTTCTGCTTTTCTTATTAGTTATTTTATACATTTTAATATTTTTTAATTGATTAATGTACTGCAAAGATATAAATATTTTTTAAATATCATACAAATTATTTCTAAATATATTAGAAAGTGGTAACAAAAGGTTACCAAGTAACTAAAAGGTAACTATTATAATTTAACATAATAAATATTATGTTAAGTAACCAAAAGGTAACTTAGTAACAAAAGGTAACTAACAAATCACTATACCCTCCTACCAACAGGCCAGGCAGTTTCAACGACCTAGCAGTTTCAACAGGCCGAGCAGTTTCAGGACAGAAATTTAAAATTGTAAAAATAAAAAATAAAAAAAAGAAAATTAAATAAAAAAAAGCCAAGAAAAATTAATTCCTTGACTCTTTTCAACTAGAAACACACACACTTTCCTCTATACTTTTACATAGGTTTTGAACCTTAGTATCTTATTTATTAGTGATTGGCTTACACGATACTTAACTGCTAACTGTGCTTGTGTAAACGTACCTGTCTTATACTCATCTCTTAGCATCTCTGCTTCTTTATAGGTAAACTTACGCTTTGAGTACCCTCCACCTCTCATATCTTTTCTGTCGTATATACTTATACTCATATTGTTTTATTAAAATAGTTATCAATAACTTCTATACTCTCATCTAAGCCTTTAGTAACCCTAGCACAATAGCCTTGCTCATTCAAATATGCTATCCATTCTTTTTGTTCTTTAGTTGGGTAAGATTTTTTATCCTTCTTTATTTCTAGGAATAATCCGTGATATACCCCACCCCCCTCATCTGTGGGTGTCCCCCTCTCCATTGGTACGCAGATTTGTAGGTCAGGAAATCCTTTTACATATCCTGTAGCCTTAGCCTTGACTGCCTGTTTATAAGATGTTCTTATGCCACCCAAACTAGCACAATACTTAGCCTTAGGGTATCGCATCTTAAGATACTTTACTACTCCTTTTTGTACTTCTTCTTCTTGATTTCTCAACTTTTTTAGTTTTAGATAATTTTTTAATATCTTTATTTATACTGAGTATTCTATTACCACAACTTATATCTAACTCATTAAGCTGTAAGTTTAAATCAAGAACCTCCTCCTGTGTTTCTCTTATTCTTATGTTTAAGAATATTGAATAAAGTGCAACAACTACAAATAATATAACCTCCATATCTTTAATTTTTAATGATTAGTGTTTCCATATTGACCTTCAATATATATGTTTTTATAAATAATATCCATCTCTTTTTTTCCTGCCTTTAACTTCCTGATTATCTTTGACTTAAGCTCTGCGTCCTTGCTTATTAATTCAGCATCATCAGTGTTTACAAATGTATCAATTAATTTGTATTTATACTGCCTGTTTGAGTCTTTCTTTCTGTATCCATACTCTATCATAACCCTATAGATAGGCTTAGACATCCCTTAGTTTTTTATCATTTTCTAATGCTACTATTAGTTGCTCTCTGTTGTGTAGCTTCCTTGCTTTGTTTCCATACCTCTTAGCATTGGCTTTGCTATACTCTGATGGATTATATACAAGCTTTACCTCTCTGATTATATCATCAGAATTATACTTGACAACCCATCTGCAGGAACTGCAATGATTGTTTCTTTTTAAGTGTGCTAAATATCCCATACTATTTTTTCTTTAGTCTTTCTATTTTCTCAAGCTCAAACTCTAAGTGAGCTATAGCTTTAGTAATACACTCAACAGGAGATGCGTGTTTTTTTTCTGCTCTCATCAAATATGTACAGGCAGTCCCTATGTTGTAAGATAAGTCAAAACCCTCTACAACCTTCCTTGCTTCATACCCATTGCTTCCAATATAGTAGTGTGGTATTCTATGGTCTTTCATTTATTCTGTCGTTTTCTAAAGCTCCTGTTCTTGTTTCGTGCTTCTTAATGTTGTTCATTAGCTTGTCGTTTTCTTTGTCTTTTATTCTTGCTTCTACAATCATTAAAGATAGAATGTAAGTACAGAAAAAAACTATTATAAATAATATTATGTTTGTCATTTTATTTCTTATTGATTATCGGTAAATTTAGTACAAAAATAGGCTTCTAATATACAAAATATTATAACTATTCCCCATACCACTGTTAATATCTTCATTTCCTTAGACTATCTCCCTTCATAAATACGACCTTACAAAGTCTTTTAATCCTGTCATATATTCTTTCTCCATATCTTTCTTTAATAGAACTAGCGTCAAGATTAGATGTTAATAAAAGCATCTTTAAATCATCTTCAGCTTCAAAAATTGCGTTTTCTACTGCATCTATCTTGGTTCCATAATCATTTACAATCTCCTCAGTACCTATATCATCTATAACAATGAATGGGCTTTTGTACTCTGTAACCTGATGAAGCTTCCTAGATGCAATTGGCTTAAGTATCTTACCCTTCTTAGCATTGAATATTAGTGGTAAAACTCCTGTAAGTATAACTGACTTACCTCTACCACAGTTTCCTATCAAAAACAATCCCTTGCCCTTACTGTCTGATAACCAACTAATTACCTCATCATATTCTGGTAAGTGCTTATACTCTGTTATAGTTTTGTCTACAAGCATAAAAGCTTCTTTAAATAGTGCTTTGCAATCATCAAAAGTTCCAAATGAATACCTCTTATATCCCCTTACTTTTATGTGTGATGCGTGTCTTAATGTTTCTTCTAGTGTTCTCATATTAAAATTTATTATAATCTTTATTAGCTAATTGTTTTCTGCCTGTCTTGTCTTGAGGTGTATTTGATTCCCAAGTTCTTACACAAGCTCTCCAATCTTTCATCTTGTTTTTACCTACCTTCCACCCATTGCTAGAATAAAAGTTGTGAAACTTAACGCTATCTACCTTATTGTTTCTTTCAGTACAATAAGCATCTACCTCATCTATAGTAGGCTCTGCAAATCTTTTAATGACAGGTTTCTTTATTTCGTTCTCAAATCCTGCAACATCAACAGGACTAATCCCTTCAATGTTATATACATCATACTTGTCTAGTAATTTTATTACAGCCAAATGAGGCCTTGAGTTCTCATTAAGAGTTCCATACTGAAAGTCAATGAACTTTGGTATAAACCATTTATTACCTTTATCAAAAATCTTTATCTGCTCTGCAAAAACTTTAGCTGCTTCTTTCTCACTTATCTTACTTCCTATTCTGATTGAAGCAACCTCAAAGTCTGTGTCCCATATTCCTGCGTGATTACAATCATCTAATATATATAACCATAATAATTTAAACTTTGCAGGAAGGTTTCTAATAAACCCTTTTTTCCATTTGTCTGTATCTGTAAATCTCTTTGCCATATCTATTTATTTTTTTGCGTAGCTAGTTAAATACTTATTTACTAATGCTCTATGCTTCATTGAGCCATCATAATTATCTGATACATCTTCATATTCAATATCATTAGAGTCATCATCTTCACTTTCTAATAGAACTATATCACTATTGCAATCAGGACAAAACTTATATCCATCGAACTTACTTTCTGTTAAGCTGTTAAAGCCACAGTAATAACAAGTCTCATTACCATACTCATCAACTATAACCTCTGAGTCGTC